GTGCCAGCGCTGGTGCCGGCGACCGTGCAACGAAAGACAAGACCGCTGGCCTGTACAGACGTTGCCCGTACAACATCACCAACGGCGTAAGCAGTGGCTGCGACCCAGGCGGAGTAGGCCATCAGGGCTCGAAGACTTGTATGAACTTAGTTCGGATCACAGCGCGGAATGGTTGATCCAGGGATTTTGTCCACTCGGCGCAAATCCATTTGTAGGACGTGTTTGTGTCGGGCGGGGTCCAGTCGAAGGCTTCAGCGCCAGCGCGAGCTTCGAGGAATGTCTCAACCTCGATGGCCTCAGCTTCGCTGAGATTAAACTCCAGGGTCCATTCTTTGGGGTCTTGGTTGAGGCCGAAAACAAGGCGTTGTTGGTAGCCATCTCCGAACTGCACGCGGCGTACAGCGGGCTGGCTTGTTTTGCTGGTGCCGAAAAGTGGTTTGTAGGCGGGGAAGGTGGTCATTAGCGAGTACCAGCGAGAAGCCCACCGGGGCGTTGTTGTTTGACAATTTCAGCTTGGACTGCAGCGCTGATGGCACCACCCAAGGCTTTGGCTTGGCTTTCGTTGCCTTGGACGTTGCTGCCACTTGCATCCACATTAACGACGACACTGACGTCGCCGCCCATGCCGCCGAGTTGGTTGTTTGGAACGATCGTGCCACTGGAGTTTGGAACGAACAGTTCGGGACCTCGCTCGCCGATGATGTACGGCGTGCGACTCGCAACCGGGCCGCCAGTTGCACGCCCCATGATGCCAAAACCACCGCCAAAATCTAAGCCTGCAGTGCTGAATGGTACGGCGCTGAAACCGCCGGAAATCATCGAAGTGCCCAAAGCACTGCCTTGAACTCCTGCATAGCTAAATGCTCCTCCCGATCCTCCGCCGAATAGACCGCTGATAGCGCTGATAGCTTTTTGAATAACAAAAACTTGAAGTAATTGATTTGCTATATCCATCAAAACACCTGAAGCTATCTGACGTAAACTGGTTCCCCAATCATTGCTTCCTTGTATAAGAGCATCAAAAGCAGATGTCAACCCCTGCCCAAAGGTATTAGCAATTCCATCTGCTAATTCTTTTTGCTGTTTTTGTTGTTCGTTTAAGTCATACTGTTTACCGATTAGTTCCTGCAAAGCGGAAATACGTTCTTTTGCGCTGCGGTTATACTCTTCGTTTAGTAGACGTTCTGTTTCGCGTATATTAGCAACTAACTCAACTTGGCCGGCGTATATAATGGCTTGCTGAGCACGTGTATTCGTTTCTTTAGCCAATTCTTGGGCGTATTTAGCTTGTAATTCAACCTCGCGCTGTTGGCCCTGCAAACTAGTTACGAGCAGTTTATCATCAGCACTTTGAGCGGCTGCTATTTTATCCTGAAGATTAGATTTTAATTTAATAATTTCCGCCTCTGCTAATCTATTTCGTACTACTTCGGCTACGCGCTCGGCCTCACGGGCAGCGTCACGGGAAGCTTTATCGTTATCCTTATTTCTACCTCCGCCAGAAGCTTCTAGTTGCGCTAGAGCGTTGATATTTGTGATACGTTCGGCCGCTTTAGGCGCGCCAAGGGCTTTGGATCTAGCCTGGATACTTTTTTCAATTTTGGTAAGTTCGACTCTGGCTGTTTTTACAGCATACTCTCCTGTTTGGCCGCCGAATTTTTTCAGTTCTGCGTCATATCTTGCAGCTACAGCACTGATTTTATTTAACTGATCTCTACTTGTAGCTAACTCTGGATTTAAAGTTTTTAGACCGGCTGTTAAATCATCTACAACTGCTTTGCTCTGGGCAAAACCGCCAAATACTCCGCGCGTAAAACCGGATCTAAATAATGCTGCAGATGCTTCTCCTACTTGAACGTCGGCAATAAGATTTAGTGCATTTGTTGCACGGGTAATAATATCTGCGAGTTTACTTAAAACAGTATCTAGGGCAGGAACTAAATTTTTAAGTATTGCCCCAGCGGCTCCGGCTATGGCCGAAGCTACGTTATATACTGCTTCTGTAAAACGATCGAACCCGTTTTTAGCTTTATCTGCAGTTTGCTCGGCGTTTTGCCCTAGTTTTACTAAAACATCGGTAAGTTGTTGTACGCTAATTTTTCCGTCTTTTGCCATCTCAAGAAGTTTTGTACGGCTTACGCCAATCTTTGTTGCAAGTACGTCCTGAATAGGAATACCTTGCGCTGTAAATTTATTTATCGTAGCTATACTAACTTTACCTGATTCTAGTGTATCAGCAAATGCTTGGGCTATTTTTTCTACACTTCCTCCGTATTCTTTAGATAATTCCACAGCAATTTTTATTGCGGAAGCTGTTTCTGCTGTAGATAGACCTAAACCTTGTATATTTGTAATCGCTGCTTCTAGTTGTTGACTATTTTGGCCTGCTAGTTTGAACGCTGTGCCCAGTACCTGCGCTTGTTGTGCGCTTAAACCTAACTCCGCTGATAATTCTTTTACTCTAGCTTTGGTAGCTTCGATTTCTCCGAGGGCTGTACCGATGAGAGAACCCGCGAAACCCCCGGCTTGTCCACCCAAGAGACCACCGATGGCTCCTCCGACAGCAGCTTGGGGGCTCTGCCCGAATAGTAGCGGAAACGCACCACCGATCGCAGCCGAACTTAAACTTCCCCGTATGGTCTTACTTAAATTTTGAATACGTGCAGTCTGTTTAGCGGCTGCTTCCGCTCTACGTTTATCAATTTCCGCTATTTGGATTTTTTCATCTCTAAAAAGTTGTTGGTTTAATACTCGTTGTTCTTTTAATTCACGCGCTCGTAATGCCGCTTCAGCTCGTTCAGGAGATACATCATTTTCAAAACGAACTCGTCGTGAGCGGGGGCTAGGTCCCACAGGAAAACGATATTGTTGCTGTGCGCCGGCAAGAAAACTTGCTTTTTCTTTTTTACGCTCTAAATTTAATTGAACTTGAGCAGCTTTTTCATCTAAAATAGCATTTGTCTCAAGTCTTCGACGTTCTTCTAGTTCAGCTAAAGCAGCTTCAAGTTCAGTAACGCCCCGGCGTTCCGCAAGGATTTGTTCAGTGCGACCTCGCAACTGACTAGAAAGTGCCACGGCACTGGCCGCACCAGGACCAATAGGACCGCCGTATTGAGTAGTTTCACGGATTCCGGCGGCAGCCAAACGTTGTTTGCGTTCTTGCTGCTCGATTGTTTGTAGGAGTTGTATTCTTTCCTGTAAGCCTGCATTTAACTGGCGTGTAGCTTGCGTATATGCCTGTGCCGCACCCGTGGCTTCGTCTGTATCTAGTGCTGCTTTATTAAATGCGGCTGCCGCTTCGCTTACAGCTTGTTTTAGCGTATTTATACTGCGAACGGTATTAGCACCACTAAAAGTTTCAATATAATTGTTAAGACTGTCTACAGCTTTTGAAGCTGTATTTATTTGATCGGTAAGCCGCTTGAGTTCTTGTGCGCCTTTTACGGCGATTTCAATATCGGCTCTGTAGGCCACGGCGCCAAGCCACAGTCTGGTACTTCAGTTTACACAGCAAAAAGCCGCCGGGGTCAGCGGCGGCGGTGTTTGGTTTTTTCGATCTCCTTTTGCTGGTCCTCGTTGAGGATTTGGAAGTAGGCGCTCCAGGCGAGCAGTTCTTCGGCGGTCATGCTGGTGCGGAGCTGGCTAAGGGTTAGTCCGAGTTCCTTGGCGACGCCGAATTGGAGCATTAGCCAGTTGTCTTTGCGGAGTTCGACGCTCAGGGCTTTGGGTCGAGAGCCTCGGTGTCGTCGGTCAAGATCGCCAGCATCAAGGCTTGGAGATCCTTGTCCTTGACTTCGTTTTTGAGGACGTCGATTTCGCCAGCGGTGAAGAGCTTGCTGCCAGTTTCGTCGAGAGCTTTGTTGACGAGTAGTTGGAGGGCAAAGGCACTGGCGTCTTCGGATTTGGCCTGTTTTTGAGCGCGTTCGCGCTCGGCCATGGTCAGCGGGCTGACCCACATCTCGAAGAGGCTGCCGTCAGACAGCTCGACTTTCTTCTTGGTGGGCTCCAGGTTCGCGGCCTTGCGGAGGCGGTCCAGGGCTGATACGGGGGCGGGGCCGGGCATAAAACCAAGGGTTGGTATGTTCTACTGTAGCGGATTAGTACAAAAAAGCCCCGCTTGTGGCGGGGCGTGGATTTGAGCAGATGCAATATCAGCTCTTGCTGAGGTCGAAGGTCGGGGCGGCGCTGGGGCGGAAGTTGATCGAGACGCTCTGGCCGTCGTCGGGGTTCACGCTCAGGCTGGCTGAGGTGAGGATCACCGGGACGGTGATTGAGCG